GAACCAAATTATCAGGTTCAATACCAGTCCATAAGGTGAAGTGTTTACGTTGGACAATCTTCGGATTGTCTTCAAAGAAGATTTGTAAAACATTATACCCAAGATTAAATGCCGTGTTGGCAATTTTGGTTAAGATAGTTGTCTTGCCAACCCCCGTAGGAGCCAATATAACACCTATCTCACCTTTTGCAAGACCTCCCTTAAGTAATCTATCAATACCTGGTATTCCAATCGGAATTGGGTGTCTAAAATCCTCATCTAATACCGTATCAAGGTTAGAAAAGATATCGGTTGTACCCATATCTCTTTCTCCAACTTGTAACGCCAAACGAATTAATCCCTCAACTTTATCATAAGATTCAAAATCACCTTCTGTGATAATCTTTTGAGATTTGTCCATCGCTTTTTGAAGTTCTTGTTGTTTACAAAACTTCAAAGCCTTTTCTTGAACAAATTGAGTCCCTTCAAATGGAGCATCTTTGATTTGTGAAATAGTATCAAGAACGATTTTAGCAACCAATTCTTGTGAGATTTCGGATTTAACGATTTGTTCAAGAGTATCAAAGTTAGGGGTTGACTGATATTTCGCATGGTACTCCTTTGTCATCTGTAGGATGATTTTAAAGTACTTGTTGTCAAAATAAACACTTTCAATTACATCCATAATTGATGTTGAAAATTCTTTATCTACAATAAGTTGGTTTAATAACTGTATTTGAAATGTGTTCCCTAAATAATCAAAATTCTTGTTCATATATCGTTTTTGTAATCCCTTGTTTTATTAAATAGTTACTTTCTTAGGTCAAGACCCAAATAATCAAAACTTAATTTTCGGGATGAAAAAATGTAAGTCAATTCTCTCAAAACTTCTTTTAAAAATGGTCGTACGTCAACCGTATAACGAACTTTTGGTGGGAATAATTTTCCATCAAAAAATCTATGACAAATTGTCTGTTCTCCAATTTTGATGTAAAGGTTAAATTGTTCACTTTCATCGGTAAATGATGTATTCATAATTGATGGGTCACTCATAATTGCTTCTGTATTGTCAATCATGTAGGTGACCGTTTTCATCTTTAAATAATACTCAAGTTCTTGTTTGAATTGTATCATGTAGTAATACAATTCCAACGAATTTTTTGCGTTTGGATTGAATCCTCTAACATTGAAAAATCTTTGAACAACAATGTTGTCATTCAATGTCATCAGGAACTCCATTTTGGTGCTGTCTTGTTCTTTCATATTTAATTTTTGTTTGTGTTTCTTTTTTCTTTTCTAATTAATTTCATAAATGGTTTTAGGAAGTTTACCCACGCCTCATCATCTTTTGGTAGGTATTTGAAGAGTCCGTCTTCCATCATCATTCTCATCAAGTTTTTATATCCTCTATCAGTTGGGTCTATAGTATCATTTAATATCTGTGTTACCAATTCTTTTCCATCTTCAGTTATTAAAGGATTAGTTAAATCAACAATCTTTTTGTTTGTTGTATAGAACTCTTCCCCAAATATAGTTGATTTTGTCTTACCTTCCAAAAGATTAACCAATGTTTTTATAGGTTTCTTTTGCGGGATATTTCGTGCATAATCCAAGATTTCTTCTACTGTGCATGGTTTCTCCTGCACCTGAGGGAAATATTTGATTAATGTTTTTTCCCCAAGCCCTTCAATTCCACTGATGTTATCGGATTTGTCCCCTGTAAAGATTTTAGTTAATAATACATTATAGTGGGGGATATCAACCTTGTTAATGGTTATCATATCCCCATTCTTATAATATTGTTTTGATATTGGTGAATAAATGGTTACCCTCTCGGAGATAAGTTGGGTAAGGTCTTTGTCCGCAGAGAAGATTATAATATCCTCATCGGTCGCAATTTGTGTATAAAACGCCATAAGGTCATCCGCCTCGTTGTTAACCATTTCAACCTGACGAACAAATATTTCTTCAAGGTATTGTTTAACACGGGACTGTTGATACAAATACGATTCGTACTTGTATTCATTCATATCCTGTCTTCTATTCGCTTTATACTGGGGGTAAATCGACTTTCTAATGGATGAATTAGATTCACCATCCCAAAAGACAACAACCTTATCGTGATTATGTTCTACAAGAAATTTTTGTAAGGTGTTAATAAAATGGTAAATCCCACCTAAGTGTTCACCATTATTGTATAAATTTCTAGTACCATGGAATCCAATTAACAGGACATTATTTCCATCAACTAATAATGTTTTTTTCACGAATATGTTTTAAAGTGTGAACAATTTTTTTTACTATTTTACTATCTAATTTCAGTAATAATAACTTGTTTAACGTTACTTGTCAAATTATTAGTATCTCTTATTTTTTTTTCAGCCTCAGAATGTGAATTTCCATTCATATTAATTGTTGTTTGTAAATTAGTTTTACCACCACCTTCATAAATTAAGGTGTAACTTACTTTTTTATTTTCTGACATAATTGTTATTTTTTTTTAATTATTGGTTAGACAATAATTTTGTTACTTTTTTTCAAATTTTCTTCAGCCCATAATGGTTGAAGATTTGTATAATGACATAACTTATAAAGTTCGTCTTCTGTTTTTGCCGATGATAATGGAACGATGTGGTCAATATGCCATTTATTTCTATTTTCCCAAGTCATACCATCTGTAAATTGTTTTTCTAAATGTTCCTTAAGAAATTCCGGAGTACATCCAACAATTTCAAAAGTTTTGTTTGTTTTTGAGATGTTTTTTACCTTTAAAAATTCTCTTACCCTATGACTGACACTATTTTTTAAATTAAAAATAGTATCGGTTTCTCTACGGTTTTTATTATAAAAATATCGGTAATTCTGTAATTTTTCTTTATTATTTTCGCGATATTTTTTTTGATAATCGGACGTTTTCTCAAAATTATTCTTTACATATTCTTTACATTTTTCTAATAATTCACCCTTATTCGTTTCATAATAGTTTTTACTACGTTCAATAAACATTTCTTTATGTTCAATATAATAATGTTTTGAATAAGTTGTCATGTATTCAGGATTTTTTTCTTTCCATTTTTGATTTAGATTAGAATATTTCTCCTTATTTTTTAAATAATGTTTTTGTTTACTTTCTTTAACCTTTTCAGGGTTTTTTTCTTTGTAAATTTTAACACGATTATTTACACAAACTTTACAACTAGAATGTAAACCATCTTTTTTTTGACTATCTTTAGAAAATTCGCAAATTTCTTTTTCTTGACTACACTTACTACAAACTTTGGTTTCCATTTTTAATATATTCTTTTAATAACTTATTAACAAGAGAAGATAGATTAATAGATTTGCCCTTAAAGTATTGTGGTAGTTCAGGGTCAACTGAAACGCCAATTTTAACTTTTTTTTCAATTTCTTTTTTTTTCTTTCTTCCCATACTAATAAATATCTACAAATTATAAAAAAGTGGAATTATTATAACTTTTTTTTATTCTTCTTCAAAACTTTCTGTTTCTGATTCATCAAGAGTAATTTCCCCCGTACCACTAAGTATCGCGTTCCAATAGTTAGAATATTCTTTTTTATATTTATCTAAAGATTCTTTTGTATCTGCAATATATCCTTGAGGAACTACAATAATTTTCCCATCCTTATACTGGATTCCGTTCACGTGATTTTTTAATATAGAAATTTTGGTTCTAGTTGCGTAGGAAACTGTTCTTCCGTTTTTAGTGGCAGTAATATGGTTTATACCCGCCTTTTTTTGACTACCAAATAAAAACACCAAACTACTAGCTAACCATATCGCTTCACCACCCTTACTCTTAATTTCCGGTTGACCAAAGGGGTTATCAGGTAAAAGAACCCAAGGTTGGTTCAAAAAAACTATTGTATTATAATACGGATAATCTTCTTTTTTAGATTTTGAAATTCTAGAATGAATACCCATACCTATTTTATCAGCCAGCACCCTTGCCGAGTGCATAGACCCACCTTTTCCATCAAAAGTCATTTGACACGGAATACTACCAATTGAATCCCATAAGAATAGTAAATTATACGGTATGTCACCTTTTTCTTGAGCATCTAAAACATCGTTTATAAAGTCAGTCGCCTGTTCAATAACATCAAAACTATCATTAAAGATAAATTGTCCATCCCACTCCCCATTTTCATTTTGTTCAGCTTGTAAACCCAATTCAACGGCATGTTCCCAACTCCATTTCTTTTCTGTTATTATAAACACGGGTAAATGACCCTTTTTTTGAGCATCAACCGCCGCTAATATCATTGCCGTTGATTTTGAAGTGTTTGAATGTCCCAAGAACATATTAATACCCCCCATTACAGGTCCAGGTAAACCACAAGCATCCATAAAAGCTTCTCCGCAGTTATAGAAACTCTCAGGTTTGTATTTTGTTTTTGTAGAGAACTTACTCTTTATATTCTCTAATGAGAATTCTTTCTTTTTAATTGCCATATTATGCGTTATATAAATTTAATCATGTATGGTACCATACAAGATACCATACATGATGTGTTTTGTTTTATTAGAAAGGTAAATCTGTGTCAACCTCGTCATTTGATTGAGGGTCAACGATAGGTGCTTTTGTTTCAGCCTTTTTAGACCCACCCATAGATGTTGTAGATTCGGTATCATTACCGTATACATAACCACCTTTATCACTATCCCATTTTGGAGTTTCTCCACGAGCAATTGCTTCAAGATAATCAACAGGTTTTTTAGAGTATACATCCAACCAAGTCAACTCGTCATTAATCCAAGAATCACCTTGAACTTTTTCTTCGTGTATTGGTGTTGGGTCGTCATACATAACTGTAGACACACTTGTGTATTCTTTACCTGCAGGTGTTTTAGATTTTGTTAATTCAATGATAAGGTCGCGTCCTTTTTCAGGGTCAGTGATATCACCTTTGTTTCTCCAAATTGGAATGATTTTATCCAAAATACCATCGTTCTTGTAATTGTGTTTAAATCTCCAAAATTTTGGACCGTCTTCTTCTCTGTCTCTATCAATAACCTTTACGATATAGAATTTACGGGACTTGTATTGTTTCGCTAATTCTTTATCAGATTCTTTACCTGTTGACATCAATTCTTCATAAACCTCATTTAAAGGAGAACGCTCATTGTCATTCTTTCCTGGGTCATAAAATTTTTGCCATTGTCCACCTACTTGGATTTCGTGATACCAAGCCTCTTTAAATGGTGAAGAACCATCTGGTGTAGGTAGGATACGTACTCTGCGTTGTCCTGATTTCTCTTTGTCTCCTAAGATTAAAGCGAAATACTTTTTCATTCTTTCGTCTTGCGACATTTTGCTTTGGGCCCCGCCCCCTTGTTGTGCTTTTTCGTACTGTGCCAATACGGCGTCTAATGAACTCATCATGTTTTT